AATTTTTTCCTCAAAATACATATATAGTTTAGCCCGCCTTCCCCTCCCTATCCTATACAAGTATCTGAGAAATGCAATACCCCCCATTTTCCGCTTTTTTTGTGGGTGGGTGGGTACAATAATAATAACGACACAGCTACCCCCCCTCCCCCCCATGTTACTTGTTCCTGACAAGTAAGATACTTGCTTGCGACAAGTAAGTTGTTAGTGAGTACTAACCAACTCAGTTCCAATCTGGCACGGACTAGGTTTCAAAGTAGAACCTAGCAGGTTCCAAAACAGAACCCCGATGGTGCTAGGTGTCAAAGTGGAACGCGGAACTGGGAGTGTGAGTGTCGATATAGCACCCACTGACCACAACCAATGCCCCAACCAATAGCCAACCAATACCCCAAACAAAAAGTTACAAACACCCAATGTTCTTATGAAAACATAATCTTTTACAAAGTTTGCAATACTGGTAATATAGTACCCATCAGATGCACACCGCACTGATGCCAACAAACCACGGAGCGAGACATGAACAAATGGCAAATTGAAGCAAGCGTTAATGATCCGATAGAGCAAGCCATGCTCACCAACACCATAGCAAATGACCCGTTGGTGTGCCGGCCCTTCCCATCAATCGAGCTTGCACATGATGCACTAGATGATTTCTGCGAACGGAAGGGTTTAGCAATGTCATTATTCAATGTACAGGGTGAGGCCGCGTAAGCGAACCCAAACCCACAACCCCAGACCAGTTCGGCTGCTGGGGTTTTCAGGTGCAACACCAACACAATTGAAAAGGGAAAACATCATGCAAAACTATCTTGAATTCCGCGCAGAATATATCGCGACTCTTAAACAGTTCTTAGAGTGCAAGGCGCCAACCTACGCTTTCCGCATCGATTCACCACAAAGTAATGCGCTAGCAGACAAGTTAGCAGATATGGAAGAAGCACAGCCAGATTGGGTTATGAGAATCGAGGATTACTTGGCCGATATTCGCTGGATGGGCGAAGATTTGTCTTAGTAAACCCGCATAATCCAAACAGGCCCACCAGGTGACGCTGCGGGCCTTTTTAGGTGCCAACACTGGCACAACACAAGGGGAATAACTAATGAATGAATGGGCAAAAGTAGCTGAAAGCGATTATACGCAATGCGACATTTTCAGCGATGAATTGACCGGCCAGACCGATCAAATGATCGCGGACGCAATCGCGGACATAATTGAAGAACAAACCGGCGAGCGGCCAAACCATCGCTTTGCCTACAAAATCAGCGTCATTTGGTAAATGCTTCACGTAATGCCCCTCATTGGGGGGTATTGCGGGAATTATCCCAACAACAAACGAGGGGAATATCATGTCTGTTAAGTCTAATGTTTTGGCTGTCGTTAAATCTCTGGAGTCTGAGTCTTCATTCTGTGAGATGTGCGATGCAATCCACGAAGATACCGGAGCCGACGAGTGTTCATGCGGCGAGGAATTGCGTCCCATGTCAGGCTTTGATTGGTTGACTGATGCGCTGGACATTGAATGGATTCTGAACAATGACCGCACCATTAAAGGCGCGCGCATTTTGGTGGCATTTGGCGGGCCGAATATATGGGTGAACACTACCGACAACACCGTGGAGGGCCATTGGTGGGGAAGCTCTCACATCGAACGCTTTACCGACGAGATTGGTCTGGCCGATGCTGTCGAAGAGCTATTCAACTGTTGAGATGTTTGGTAAACTTTCAAAACATCAACAAAAGAGGGAAGAAATTATGTCAAATCTCGATATTAAATTTGTGGCGGCTGCCTGTCCGGAACTGACGGCCTCAGAATGTGAGGCTCTGCTAGCAATGTGCAGAGATATCACCCGGAGCGATGATGATATTTATCCGGCCATGCTCCGCGCTAATTCGCGCAGCTTGTTTCCAGATATACGCCGTGACAGCACGGTGTCGCCTATACCTCCAGCGAATGCAAATCGTTTTGATTTTTGCCGCATTCAACAGGCTATTGAAGACCTGGAGGCGGCGCAAAATATGCTAAGAAAAGTACGCAACCCGTCCGATACTGTCGGCATGGCGATCCGCGACATCGGCATCATTGCCGACGAACTACAGGAGGTGAAGCAGTGAACACTGGATTGTCTTTAGTTTCTGAACTGATTTCTAGGCGGGATAGATTACAAAGCCAGCACATGGATGCTTTGCTAAAGCAACAAGCCGCTGCGCAGGATCGCTTTGACCCACGCGAGAAATATGCGAGCTGGGCGAATGAGGCTTATTACAAAGGGCTGATTGAAGGGTTAGATCGCTCGCTTGCTCACATGGATTGGCTTGTAGATCTGGCGAAAAGGGAAGGTTTGTGATGGGTGTCGCGAGCATTATTGGTAAGCACGTTTTAAGCGCGGAGCTAGATTGCGAATGGGCTACTTGTGACGTAGACATACACT